AATAGTATTAATGTCAGTAAGTCCTAATTACATGGCATGGATTTCTAGAATGGGTGAGGTTGATATACAGACAGTTAATAATCCAGAAGCTGAGCAAATTCAAGTATCTTCTCAACCAACTCTTGGTTCATTGTTTAAGTCTCAAAATGGACAAACATGGAATCCAAGTCAGTGGGAAGATTTGAAATTTAATCTTTGGAGAGCTCAGTTTACTAAAACATCTGGAAATATTAATTTCCATAACCCATCACTATTAACTTACTCTGATGATATTAATCCTTTACGTAAGGATTCTTTGCAAGTTTCTTCTAATAAGATAAGAGTAGGATTTAATACAACAATATCTGATACTGGATTAAATCTAGGTAATACTGTTATTCAAATGGGTAGCAATGCCAGTGGAAATTATGTTGGATCTGGTGGAACAGCAACTGGTAATTTAACTATTACTAATGCTGGTTTTGGGTATACTCCTTCTTCTGGAAGTCAGGTATATTCTGGAGTTAACCTTAATGCAATCACTGGTACTGGTAAAAATGGTACTGTTAATATAACAGTTACTAATGGAGTGGCAGTTGCTGCAACAATGGCAAGTGGTGGTTCTGGATATGCATTGGGAGATGTAGTTGGAGTATCATCAGTTGGAATCAATTCTCTTGGAAGTGGAATAGAATTCTCTATTGCTACACTTACAGGAACCAATGAATTAGTTCTTGATAATGTTCAAGGAGAATTTAATACTGGAGTTGGTAAGACATTCCAGTATATCAATAGTGCTGGTATAACAACTACTCTTAACTATACTGCTGGTGGAAATGTATGGATGCAAGGAGCACCAGAAACTGTTACTGATGGTTTACATATTAAGATCAATCAGAAGAATCATGGAATGTATTCTACTCAGAATGTAGTTACTATCACTGATGCTAAAACTGATGTTCCTGCAACTGCATTATCATCTGATTATGATTCAACTTCTACTGGTTCTCTTATATTAGATGATGGAACTGACTTTGCTGAATTTGAGAATGTTGGTGTTGGTTCTACTAACCTTGGATATGTTAAAGTTGGAAGTGAGATTCTTTCTTATAGTGGAGTGGTAAGCAACACATTAACTGGTGTTACTAGAGGAGTAGATTCTACTAATACTCTTACACATGCTAGTGGTGATTCAGTTCATAAGTATGAGTTGGATGGAGTCTCTCTAAGAAGAATTAATACAGATCATAATCTTACTAATGTTACTGTATCAGATCCTATAGGATTGGATCATTATAATATTAAAGTTGATATGTCTACCAATGGTGTAAATAGATCAGTAGGAACAAGCTATCCAATATTGCATTTTAATGATACTAAGTCTACAGGTGGTGATAATATTCTTTCTACAGAGAACATACCATTTGAAATTGTAAGACCTATTGTTCAGAATATCACACCAACTACAACTAATGTAACTGCTAAAATCAGAACTGTTAGTGGAAGTAGTGTAGATGGTTCAGAAACATCATTTGTTGATCAAGGATTTGAAGATATTAGTTTAATAACTAATAACTACATGTCTAGTCCTAGAATAATTGCTTCTAGAACTAATGAGACAACATTATTAACTGGTTTACCAGACAATAGATCATTTACTTTAAATTTAAGTCTTGAAACTAGTTCACCATTTGTTTCTCCTATTGTTGATTTGGATAGAGTTGGTATGATTCTTACTTCAAATAGAGTAAATCAACCAATTTCAAATTATATTAAGGATAATAGGATTAATAATCTAATAGATGATCCTAATGCTTTTGTCTATGCTTCTAAACCAGTTGAGTTAAAAGATGGTGCAACTTCTATTAAAATTCATTTAGAAGGTCATGTCAATGTAACTAGTGATCTTAGAGCATTCTATGCTGTAACTAATGATCCTAATGGTGAGTTGGTTTATCAGGCATTCCCTGGATATGATAACTTATTCAATACTGGACAAGTAAAAGATCCATATAAGAATGATGGACTTCCTGATAAGTTAGTTCCTAAGACTGATATCATAGCATATACTTCTAATCAAGTAGTATATAATGATTATGAATATACAATTGACGGTCTTCCTACATTCAGATACTTTAGTATCAAACTTATAGGAACTGGAACCAATCAGGCTCAACCACCTAGAGTGAAAAATCTAAGAGTACTTGCACTAGCATAATATGAATTACTCAAATGTAAAAGGACATACTGATTTGGTTCGTGATAATAGCACAAGAGCTATTATTAGTAATGATTCAAGTCAGTATGATAACTATCTTCAAAGACGTGCTCAAAGACAGCAAGGAAAAGATAGAATAGATAATATGGAGAATGATTTGAAATCTTTAAAGGATGATATTAATGAAATTAAAAATTTACTAAGAGCACTATCTAATGGCTAAAAATACTCTTACATTTGATCCTAGTTCTGGTGTTGCATATGGTGTCAATCTCACCCTCAATACTGGTGCAGATTTAGATGCTGACTATACTGTAGTTGGTACATCTGGCACTGCTTTTGATTTTACTGGATATACTGGTTCTGCTCAACTTGCAAAGAGTGTAGCAATTGGATCATCTCAACATGCAATAAAAACATTTGAAGTTGGTTTTACTAGTGCTAAGGGAGGAGAGTTTAGATTATCATTAGGTTCCACTGCAACTAGAACATTATCAGAAGGTAGATATGTATATGATGTTTTGATTGGATCAGGTTCATCAGTTTATAGAATAGTATCAGGAGATGTGTTAGTTATAGCAGGTATCTCTTCTGCTCCTTCATAAATAAACTTATAATAGTAAAGTAGATAAATGGCGCAACCAAGCTCACGTGGAGAACTGATAGACTATTGCAAAAGGCAGTTGGGTGCTCCTGTGCTGGAAATTAATGTTGCAGATGAACAGATAGAAGATATTATAGATGATGCTGTCCAGTTCTTTCAAGAAAGACATTTTGATGGGGTATATCAAAGCTATAGAAAATATGCAATAACTCAAGCAGATATAGACAGAGGACAAGGAAAAACTAGTGGAGTTGGTCTTAGTACAACTACAGTAGATGCAACTATTGTAGGAACTGCTGTTACATTCACTTATGAAGAAAATAGTAATTATTTACAGGTTCCTCCAGAAGTTATAGGAGTTACTAAGATATTTCATTTTGATGGTAGTAATACTATTACTAATAATATGTTCAGTGTGAAGTATCAGTTATTCTTGAATGACATTTATTATTGGGGTGCTACTGAACTTCTTTCTTATGCTATGGTAAAGACATATCTAGAAGATATTAATTTCCTATTAACCACTGAGAAACAGATTAGATTTAATAAGAGGCAAGATAGGTTATACTTAGATATTGATTGGGGAAGTGTTTCTGTAGGGGATTATTTAATTATAGATTGTTTTACTTTATTAGACCCATCATCTTACCCTAGAGTATGGAATGATTCATTCCTAAAACCATATACTGTTGCATTGATTAAGAGGCAGTGGGGACAAAATATGTCTAAGTTCCAAGGAGTTAAATTACCTGGTGGAATAGAGTTAAATGGTAGAGAAATGTATGAAGATGCAGAAAAGGAATTAACAAGAATTAGAGAAATTATGTCCAATACTTATGAACTTCCTCCTCTTGATATGATAGGCTAATGGCATTAAATCCTTATTTCCTACAGGGGTCTTCTACAGAACAGAATCTAGTCCAAAGCTTAATCAATGAACAGATTAAGATGTATGGGGTAGAAGTTTATTATATCCCTAGAAGATACATGACCAAGACTACTGTAATACAGGAAGTCATAGAGTCTAAGTTTGAGGAAGCAATTCCACTAGAGGCATATGTAGATACCTTTGATGGGTATGAGGGACAAGGTTCTCTCCTATCAAAGTTTGGTGTTCAGGCATTGGATGACTTAACTCTTATTATATCAAGAGATAGATATGAGAACTATATTACTCCACTCATTAAGAATATACCAAACATAGAATTAGCAACCAGACCTAAAGAAGGAGACTTAATATACTTCCCATTGGGAGATAGATTATTTGAGATTAAATTTGTAGAACATGAGAAACCATTCTACCAGCTAAAGAAGAATTATGTTTATGAACTCAGATGTGAGCTTTACAGATATGAGGATGAGGTTATTGATACAGGAGTGGGTGACATTGATGATAACCTAGAGAAAGCAGGTTACATTGAGACACTTACTCTAGTGTCATCAGGAACTACTGCAGTTCTTACTGCAGGAATAGTAAATGGTGCATTAAGTAAGGTTACTATTTCTAATACAGGAAATGAATATACCAGTCTTCCAAGGGTTGCTATTTCTTCTGCTCCTTCTGCAGGATTGACTGCTGTAGGTATAGCATCTATGAGAAATGATATAGTGGATTATGATGGGGAGACATCTTACAGGATACAAAGGATTGATCTTATTAATCCAGGTTATGGATATACTATAGGTCAAGAACCAGAGATCTACACAGTTGGTGGTGGAGGTGCAGGTTTTGCTGCTACTGCTACTATATCTAATGGATCTATTGGAATAGTCACAATTACCTCTGGAGGTACTGGATACTCTACAGTCCCAGTATTATCCTTCACAGGAGCACCTGTAGGGGGTACAACAGCATCTGCTGTAGCATACATCAATAGCGTGGGTATTGTTACTCAGATTGGTATTACTGATGCTGGATCTGGATATACCACTCCTCCAACTATCACAGTCACTGCACCTTATATGGGTGGTTCTGGTAACTATGTCTTTAATGAAGTAGTCACTGGTGCTGCTACTAGCTCTACTGGTAGGGTTAAGTCTTGGGATGCTTCTACTATGGAACTTAAGATTTCTATTATCAGTGGAGCATTTAATGATGGTGAAGTTATTACAGGTGGTACATCTGGTGCTGAGTATGAATACCAGAAGGTTTCTCTCACTAATGTGGATGATGGATTTGCTGAAAATACTGTTATTGAAAGTGAAGCTGATAGTATTATTGACTTCACAGAAACTAATCCATTTGGAATGCCATAAATAATACACTAGGATTGTAAAAATGTTTGAATATTTCTATCACGAAATAATGAGGAGGACCATTATTTCCTTTGGTTCTATCTTCAATAACGTCAATATACAGCATACTAATAGTGATGATTCTGTAGTTAGCACTACCAAGGTTCCTTTGGCATATGGACCTACTCAGAAGTTTTTAGCAAGACTGGAGCAAGTACCTGATCTAAACAGACCAGTTCAAATCAGTCTTCCTAGAATGTCTTTTGAATTGAATGGTCTTAACTATGATCCTTCTAGAAAATCTACAACTACACAGACATTTTTAAAGGGAGTAAAAGGTGATAAGAAGACTATAGCAAAAACATATCTACCTGTACCATATAATCTTGATTTTGAACTTAGTATCTTTACTAAGTTGAATGATGATATGCTTCAGATAGTAGAGCAAATCCTCCCATACTTTCAACCTGCATATACTGTATCAGTAGACCTAGTTGATACTATTGGAGAGAAGAGAGATATTCCTATTGTATTAAACTCTATTACTACTAGTGATGATTATGAGAGTGACTTCTCCACTAGAAGGGCATTGATTTATACTATGAGATTTACTGCTAAGACATA